AATGACCCGCCGGTCCCCGTCAAAACGGTCCTGTTTTACCATCGCCCACAGCCCGGATGCTGGCCCGTCGAGCACTTCAAGCCGCCCGTGGGTGAACCAGCCTTCGTCAAAGCCGTTAAAGCCACTCCAACGAAAGGTCTGTGCATCCTCGACAACCTCGGCGACCCGCGTGTCAGAATAGCCCGACGCACTTAGGTCAAACCTACAGTTTCCATCCCCCAACACCGCCGAACAGGGTTTTTGGTAGACCCGTCCCATCGGCTGGTTCAACGGCTCGGTAAGCCCCCGCAGCTCNGCGCGAAAGCTCCCGCCGGCGCGGTGCAACTCGCCAATGCTGCCGCGAAACTGCAAGAGCCGCTGTGTCGGATCGGCCCAGTTCACCAGCCACGCCAGCACCTCGGCCCCGTCAAAGCGGCCCTGTTCAATCTCATCCTCGCGGATCGCATGATCGCTCAGCGCACCAATAGCTTCCGTATTATCAACCGATAGACCTGACGTCTGCGCCAGCGCCCGCGCGCTCAGCCCAGTATCCGCGCGAAAGGTTACCTCGTCAAAGCTCAGCGGCATGTCATGATCGGTGAACGCAAAGACCAGGCCATCCTGCCGTGTCAGTTGCCAGCAATGGCAAAGCGTCGTCACACCACTGCCCAGATGCGCGGCGAGCTCTGTGCTAAGCACCGCCATCAGACCCGCACCTCGATCACCGGCACATCGGGCACCTGCCCGGCCTGAAAGCTTTCGACCGAGACTAGAATGCGGTCCGTGTCAAACCGCACCGGCACGTCGAATTCAAAGCCCGCAAAAATTTCTACATCCGGATCAGGCGGATGCGCAAAGGTGATGATTCCAGTGGCCGCATCGACTTCATATTCAACGCCCTCCTGCAGTTCATCCTGCTCAAGCCCCACACGCACCGTGCCAGCGACTGGCTTCGTGATCGGGCGCTTATAGCTCTGATCCCCTGACCGATAGGTCTTATAGATTTGAAACGCGGCTGTTTCCCCGTCGCCAAAGCCGATGCTCTGGTCATCAAAAGCAACTGGCACATCTGCCTTGCCGGACTTGTAGTCGGCCCAATCCTTCCAGCGGAAGGCATACATCTGCCCCATCCGCGCCTCAAAAAACGCGATTAGCGCTTGGAGATCGTCAATAGACCGCATCCCAAGTCCCGCATCATAGCTGCGTCGAGAGTGCGCCCAGGGCGTGTTACGTTCCTCAAACCCGTTTGCCAGCGTGACCACATCGGTCTGCCGCTGCGGGCCCCCGAGGGAGCCAAAGCTTAGCGATGGCGGAAATCTTACGTCGTGAAATTGCATGTCCTGCACCTCTCTTTGTCGCCTTCAGCGGTTGCGATTGCCACTGCTAAGCGCACGGCTCACCTGCGCTGCGATCTGACTTTGGCTGCGTTGAAAGCCCTGCACATCCGGCGTCGTGATATTCATCACAATGGTCGTGCCACCGCTCCCCGCGCCGCGCACGCCAAGCTTGCCGTCTGCCCCGCGTGCAAGCGGCATAATCGCCTCCGGCCCTGCCTCGCCCATGACGCCGATACCGCCCCGCAACGGAAAGGCCGTGGCCGAACTCACCACACCGCCCTGTGCAAAGGGCATGACCTTACCCAGCGAAAAGGGCGCCCCATCGGCGAAGGGCAGTACCCCCTTCACCAGACTTCCGATGCCCTCACTGATCAGCCCACCGAAATGGTCAGTCACCGGACGCATCGCTGCGTTATAAGTTGTGCGGATCATGGAATTGGCGAGATCGCTCAGAGCGTCCGACAGTTTCGCCCCGTCAAACACCACTCCATCAAAAGCCCGCCGAAGCCCCCGGCTCAGCCCCTTTTCCAACGCTGCCACATCCTTACCCGTCGCCGACAACGACGCCCGCATGCGGCGCAACTCGCTGTCAAAACCCGAAACAAGCGTGCTGGTCTGCCCCAGTGTCTCGTTCAGGCCTGACGCATTGCCCTCAAGGTTCTCGAAATCATCAAATTCAGCCATCACCGGCCCCTTTCCTTGTGTCCGGGTAGGCCGCCATCAAGGCGGCCAGCCCCTCGCTCAACAGCGGCGCGCCTTCGCCGAGCGGGCCAAGCATCAGCTGCAACTCCGCCGGGGTCAGCGCCCAGAATTCCGCAGGCCGCAGCCCCAAGCGCGTCAGCCCAAGCCGCAACAGCCCCGGCCAATCAAAGGGCCGCCGACCGCTCATTCCGGCACCGCAAAGGCCCGCGCCAGCAATTCAGCCGCCGCCCGTGCGGCTGCCATTGGCCCACCTTCGATCTGCGCATGCTCCAACGTCTTGGCGTCGATCCCGCTGCCGCCCCCGCGCAACCCTGCCGCCAAGAGCGCCAGCACATCGCGGCTGCTAAACCGGTTCCCCTCGAACCGCTCCACCAGCGCCAGCAGACTGTCGGCTTGCATCTCCGCCTCCAGTTCCGCCAGCGCACCGAGGGTCAGCCGCGCTTCATGCCGCTGCCCGTCGATGACTATCGAGACCTCGCCGCGCCAAGGGTTGGCCATGCTCACACCACCACGTCAGGGGTAAAGACCAACTCCCCCGCCGATTGGAGGCTGAGCTCGAACGTCGCCTCGCCATTCAGCGACCCGGCATATTCGATCGCGGAGACCTGAAACGGTCCTTCGACCACGCCAAAATCGGGAATGATGATCTGAAAATCCGGCGTCAGCCCGTCAAAAAACAACTGCCGCGCCCGCTCATCCGTGCCCGCATCGCGAAACACCCCTGAGCCGCTGATCGCCGCCGAGCGCACACCTGCGCCCACCAGCAACTCACGCCACCCCCCTTGGGAATCGAGCGTGGTGACATCCACCGTTTCGGCGTTGAAACTCACCCGCGTGGCCCGCAGCCCTGCAATCGTCTCAAATTGACCATCGCTGGTCATGTCCACTTTGATCAAAAGATCCTTGCCTGCTTGAACAGCCATATTCTTCTCCTGCAACTATCTGAAAGGGTTTGAAGGTTTACTCGTCTGCCAAAAGCGCGCGGAACTGGAGGTCGATCTGCCGCGCCGTCCCGCCCTCGGCCCGCTTTGCCGAAGCGCTGTGAAAATAGAGGTCAACCACGCGGCCCCGGCTCAACACCGGCACGGCATCGCGCAGCGCATCACAGACTGCGGCGGCAACGCTCTTGGCAAAGGCAAACCCCGGCGCCGTGGTGATCACTGACACAGCAAAGCGATGCTCCGCCCCGAACCGGTCCGCGCCGCCGACAGCCTTCTCACTGCCAAGACGCACGTATGTCTCAGGCAGCGTGCCCCCGGGCACGGCGTCATAGACCGCATCGCCCACCAATGCCGTCAGTCCAGCATCATTCTGCAACAGGTCGTAGATTGCCCCCTGCAAGGCGCCTGAAAGCGCATAGGTCATACGGCGGTCTCCTCTTGGGCAAAACAGGTCAGATAGCGGCCCGCGTGATCGGCTTCAGTCACAGCCTGAATGGTGAAAATGCGCGCGCCGTCGCGGAACCGCTGCTGCGCTGTCGGACGCTCAAGCCCGCCCTGCGGCGCGCCCCGCACGATAATTTTGTAGGCCATCCGGCTCACCGCCGCCCCACTCTGCGCCGTCTCGCGCCCGGTCCGCGCGGTAACCTCAGCCCAAAGCATCCCCAGTGGCACCCAGCTTTCGACAAAGCCCCCGGCGCCATCGCTCACCCGTTGCGGCGCTTCCAACGTCAACGCCCGGTTCAGATGAGGCCGCTTCATGCTGCACCCCCAAAGCCCACACGGACCTTGCGATGCCGCTCGATCAGGCTGCTCACGCCAAACGGCATGCAGCCTTCGCCAAGCGCCGTGTCGTCGCGATATTCATAGTAATGCGCCGCCAGCAACATGACCGCCTGTGCCAGATCATCAGGAAGCCCGTCCCAACTGCTGGCAAACCCCGCGTCAAAGCCTATCAGCGCCGCTCCAGCACTCGGAATACGCGGCAAGGTGGCTGTCGTACTGCGCAACCGTGGCGCCTGCGCGTCGCGCTCCAGCCAATAGCGTTCAGGATCCACCAGCGTCTCAACCCCATCTCGCGCCACCAGCGCCAGCCGTTCGATCGCCTGCACGGGTGCAATCGGCAAAACCTGCGCTCCCGCATCCCGCCAGAACGTCAGCGAAAGCGCGAACCGCCGCACCAACAGCGCCTTGCCCGTCCGCGCCTCTACCGCCGCCATCGCCGCCCGCAGAAAACCCCGCAGCACCGCATCCTGAAGGCTGTCCTGTGCAAACCCGCTGCCGAGACGCAGATGCGCCCTGAACGCCTCCACCGGCAACGCCGCATCCGGGACATTTGTTTCCTCGATCAACATCATCGAACGTCTCCAAATTTACGCCCCTCGGCCCGGCGTCGGACCTCTTGCGAAAGACCGGACGTGCACCGGTTGCGTTGCTCGGTTGGAGGGGAGCAGCTAGACAACACAACCTTTGCGGCGCACGCCCGGACCGAGGCCAAGTCGCCCCGGCCCCGGCTTCGGCACCGGCTTACGCCAGGCCGAATTTCATCAGCTTGATCGCCGCGAAATCGCTCACGTCGCCGCCGACGCGTTTGGTGGCATAGAAAAGCACATGCGGCTTGGCGCTGAAGGGATCGCGCAGAATGCGCAGGTCAGGGCGCTCAGCCACCGTGTAGCCCGCCGAGAAATCACCAAAGGCGATCGACATCGAATCCGTCGCAGGATCAGGCATGTCCTCGGCCACCAGCACCGGATAACCCATCAGCCGCGCCGGCTCACCCGCCGCCAGCCCGTCGGACCACAAGAACCGCCCGTCGGTATCCTTCAGCTTGCGCACCATCGCCGTGGTCTTGGAGTTCATCACGAAGACCGCGTTCTTGCGGTAGGCCGCCCCCAGAGCATAAACCAGTTCGACAATCGCATCGGCCTCGGGGTTGGCATTGGTGCCGCTGGCGACATAGCCGAGATTGCCCCAGCTCCAGGTGCCGTTTTCGACCACCGGATGGCTCAGGAACCCCGTGGGCTTGTCGATCCCGTCACCGGAAACAAAAGCGGCCGCTTCGGCACGCGCGAACTTGTCCGCGATCCGCCCCGCAAGCCAGCCTTCGATGTCGAAAGCACTGTCGTCCAGCAGCCGCTGGCTTGCCTTGGGCAGCGCGCTCAATTCATGCAGCGGCACGGTGATCCGGTCGATCTGCGGCGTGTCTGTCTCGGCCTGCGCACCGCTCTCGGTGGCCCAGCCCGCACCGACATCCGTGTGGTCCACCAGCACGTCATAAGACGTGGCCTCAACCTGCACGACCGCCGCAATCGCCCGGATCGATGCACCGGAATTCAGCACCGACTGCACCCGCTCCGAGGTCTGCGGATCGACCAGATAACCGCCGTCCGAATTCACCGCAGTCGACATCGACTTGCCGTCCAGTTCCAGCCCGCGCAGCGCGTCATCATCACCGTTGCGCAGATAGGCATCAAAGGCCTTCTTATGCGGCGCATCGTTGTCAATCGCGCCCCCAAGAGGGCTACGGGCAGGCAGGGTCATCTTGCGATCCATCATGGCAATTCGCTCTTCTGATTGTTGAAGTTTACTGTTCATTTCGGCCCGAAAGCCGTTGAAGTCGCTGACAAAACCGCTCACGGCCTGCCGCACTTCCTCCGCCGGGGACAGGTCTGCGCCTGATTTCGTGCTGACGTTTGCATCGCTTTTGCTCATCACATTTCCTCTGTTGTTGTGCAGATCACTGGGCGCGGTCCATGCCGCGCGTCATCTCGGCCCGCGCCTCTTCAAAGACCGCCGCCATCTCGCGCAGGACCTCACCGACGGCCCTGAACTCGCCCTTGGCCGCGACCCGCGCCGTGGGCAGCAGCGGGAAAGTCACCAGCGACACCTCCCAAAGCTCTAATTCCGAGAGCAGCCGCTGGCCCTTGGTGTTCTTGCCCGCCTTCACGGTGCGGTAACCGATGCTCAGCCCGTCGATCGCGCCCGCCTCGATCAGCGCCGCCGCCTCTCGGCCCCGCGCTACGCTCGATAGAATGCGCCCC